CCTTTCTTTGTAATCTTCGCTTAACATTTTGTCAACAGTATTAGATAAAACCATACTTATTCCTCGCTTTCGTTTTTGTTGTACTTATACGCTGATAAGCCGAGCAATGCACCAAGGCAGGTGTCCATGGCTGTAATAGTGCCGACAACCTGTTCGCCGTATGGCAACCCCCAAATGCCTGCAAGTGCAAAATAGAGCGTGCCGAGGGCGGGCAGTACGATAAGTGCAATGTACTTTAAAATGTCATAAATCTTGTTACTCATAAAAATATCATCCTTTCGTTAATTTAAATCATCGGCAGAGTGTGCCGACTGATTGGGGTACTTATCAATCTTATTGATTGCCTCGGTCACTCGACCGTTGCAACCCTGCTGTTTTAAGCCGTCAAGACAAGCACGCAGAGCGTACATAGTCAAGGTCTGCTCGCCTTTGATTTTTTTGATTTCAGCGTTCTGCTTTTTGTTGTTTTCGATAAATTTAAAAACACCAAATACAACACCGCCAATTAAGGCTAACGCAGATATGATTTCGGCAAGCTGTACAATATCAATCTTCATCGCTTACACCTCGCTTTCTGTCGGCTCATCAACGGTTGGATTATCACCCCATACAGCCATAACAGCGTTGTAGTATTCATCCGACAGCACCGTTTTGAGCTGTTCTCTGCCCGATTTGCTGTTCATGTATGCGTTGCGGATGTTTCCGCCGACCTGCATTTCTTCACCGTTAAAGGTCAAAAACTGCTGTCTGAGTACCGACACGCTGTCCTTTGTGAGCATATCAAGTGTGATTTTTTCTTTAAGTTCCATTTTTCATACCTCCGTTATTTTTATATTTTGTAAATCAAAGAAAAGTTTACCTGCTCATCAGCGACGAAATTATAAGCCTGTTTATTGAGCGGAGTAAACTGCAACCAAGCCGATTTATTTACACTTCCTCTGAACATTCCGCCGTTTTTGCTTATGCCTATATCATGAACAATCACATCCGATTTGTTTGAGAAAGGCATATTGAGCAAAGCTATTGTAGATGTTCCGCCTAAAGATGTTGCGTTCATAATGACGGTGACATTTACAATAACGATATCGCCAATTTTTTCATAAAGGCAAGTTGCAGATTTTATTTTATCAATCTGAGTAGAGTACGGAGTAAGAGTAGCTGTACCAAGTTCGATATTTGACGAATCGTATTTAGTTGCCAAGGCGGTTTTATCTGCTTTAACAAGCAGAGCACTGTAAACCGTACCGCTTGTCAGATAACACGGACTATTATTTTTGGGTTCACTGTCAAACGGCATTGAATTGAGCTTTTGGGCAAGTTTTTGGTCTGTTCTTTCCTTCGTATATGCGTCCGTAATTCCGTACCCTGCGAGTGTTGTTGCCTTATTTGCCTTGCTATTTATAATAGCTGTAAGAACTTTGTTCTGTACAGGATTAACGCTCTTAGCATCCAGTGCAGTATCGGTAAGCACAGCTCCACTCTCGGTCAGAGCAATGACACGGGACAATATGTCTAATAACTCGGGATAATAGTCAGAGGTAGTAATATCACCGTCATAATCGCTGTGGGTGTTAATTACAAACGGTTGAGTAGAGTAGGTGTGAGTGCCGTCTGTAAGCACGATTTTAGCTATAGTCCTGCCAGCAGATGAAAGCATAGCTTTATCTGTAGTTACAGTAACAATATTTTTTGATACTGCAGCATTTACAGCAAAATAGTTATTATTGTTTTTTCCCTTACATACAGCTGTTGCACCGGTTGCATCGTAAGCCTCGCCGTCAGCGGTAAGGGTAATCTGTATCTTTCTGCCGATATCAAACTGTCCTGCGGATATAACAACAGGTGTAGCCTGACAATTTAAATCAAGCGTAATTTTAGCAACATATTCATTCATCGGCGTGCTCCTTTTCCGTTGTTGTAGCTTCGCCTGTGAGTTCTGCGATTACCTGTGATTTGACATCCACGAGCACTGATGACATTATGCCGTCAATAAGGCTTGCCGGAAAGCCGTATTTACTTACAATTGCATTAACAGCGGCAATAAGTTCAGACCGTGCTGATTGTAATGCTAATGGACTAAGTTTCGTCTGCATTTTTATCCTCCTTGATATCTACCGAATGAATATCTTTTGACCGTTCACCCGGTCTTGATTTGTCATTCTCAGATATTTCTTTTGTATTGATTATAAAATTCATTTTGCCTCCTTATAAAGTAAGGGCAGTCAAAATACCGTCCTTAAATGTCATTTTAAAGGCTCGCCATGTTGCAGCTCTACCATCATCGTGGTACGATTTCGCATAATAACCGCTAATGGTATCAGAGATTGCTCCGCCCTCGACTGACCAATCAACAAGTACTGCATTGCGTAATTTGTGATTGTGTAAATTCAAATCACAACCTGTATGTAGTTGGTTAGCTTCAAGCGAACCGATTTTTTGAGCGGCATATGTAAAAATAAGGGTATATGCAGAATCTGTTGATTTCATACGGTAGCACCAATCCATAAATGCCGAACCGTTTTCAAGGTTAAACGAAAGGTCACGCTTTGAAGTATCAGAAGCATAACAACCGGTACCTATGTAACCTACCTTAGTGCCTTTGTAGTAAAATTCTTGACCTGCTGAATTTAGCGACATTAGCTTTTTGCCGTTATTATCAAAAATATCATGTCCTGTTGATGACAAACTCATCAGCTTTCTGTTCTGGGAATTGTACACATTTAGCTGTGCATTTTCAAATTTTATGTAATTTGAAATTTTGTTCCAAGCAATTTTGATGTCATCGGCAGATTGTTGGAGAAGAGTACCCCACCTGTCCGAACCGACAACCTTGTTGACTTCAAAAAATAATCCCTCGGCGGTTTGTGTAATCACCGAGCTGTTGAGCGAACTTGCCCACGAATCGGACACATGAAGAACGGTTGTGTCTAAGTCCTGTTTAATCTCATTTACCTTGTTATGGTCGTGCAAAGTTTGTGCGTCAAGAGCGGTAACCTTGTTTTGCAAGGTCTGCAACTTCCCTGTTATCTTGGCTGGCACGGTTGATAAAGTAACCGTGTTAAGTGTTGCATCGGCGGGGTATTCTTTAATCTCTACAATGCGGTAGTTAATCCTTGTCTTGCGTTTACGGTCAATCAGAGTAACCACATCATATAAATCAAAGGCAAGCACATCACCGTATGTGTCAGGCAACGTTTTTGCAAGGTCAATCACCTTAGCTGTATATGATTGCTCAGGTACAGCAAGCACGGCAAGTTTTGCGTTGGCATCGTCAAGCAAAGTTTGCTTGTTTGTGTAACGCTCATCACGCCATATAGCTGATATGACCTTGTCGGTATAGCTATGATTTTCAATGTAATTTTTGCCATTGTTTAGGCTGGCTATACTTAAATTATCTTTACCGTATGGATAAAGTCTTGTAACCAAACTTGTGGTACTGCCTTTGTAAGTCATATCGCTCAAATTAAGCTCATCGGTAAAGTAAGTGCCTGTCGGCTCGGTGTTGTTGTACGGCTTGATGCAGTAAATAACCTTGTTAATTGTGTCAAAACGATAGCGAGTGTTATACGCCGTCGAGTTTTGGCAATAATCGAGGATGTCAAGCGTGGTTACATCAGTCAGCTCAAGGGTGCGGCGAGCGGCTACGAGGTCGGCATCAACAACAGTCCAACCTGTGCCTTTTAAAATCTCCGAGCATACGCTTGCAAAGCTTACGGTGCTTTTGTTATAAGTGGGGTAAACATTATAATTAAGTCCCGTGAGGTCAAGCTCACAGGTTATCGTGCTTACTGTTTTACGCTCGTTAATGCCGTTGATAAGATAACGCTGTCCGTCATATTCGACCGTACCATACAAAACAAAATACCTATATAATTCGTGGTCAGGTGAGATGTCAAACTGCAAAGTCATCAAACCGTCCTCTGAACGAGTACGAAAAAAGGTATTATCAATGTCACGATACACCTTAATATCATCACCGTAAAATACCTTTAAAAACATCTTAAACACCTCCTAAACTAAATGTAAATTGGCGTGTAAGACACCGTTATGCTGACATCAGATGCAGACGATGTTATCTGATTTTTGCCCGGTTGCAGAACAGGGAAATCAATCAAATCACTGTCGCCAAACTTATTTTTGCCATTTGCTGTAATCTTGCCTGACACGCTGTCAATAACAATTTTTGTGCCGACTGTTATATTTTTGATAGTAACACCCTGCAAAATTACCTCAGATTTTGTATTAGCATACACAGCTGTAATTATGGGTAGTGTAGCCGTGTTTGACTTGCAAATCATATAGCTGTTTGCTTTTATAATCTCACTGATAGGCTTTGCGTGACGAACAGCATTAAATGTATATGTAACATCATGCTCACCACTGCTATCAAAAGTTGCGGCGGCAATGCTGTTGACAATTGCCGTATAAATAAATCCGTCAGGGAGAGAAATTTCAACTACTTTGCCAACAAGCAAGCCCTCAAATGCGGTTATATTTTCGGTTGCTATTGCAAGGCGGTCTGATACCGTCAAGCCTTTTGCATTGTCACCAAAATAGTGAGGGTAAAAAGTCAAGGTCAAAGACAAAGTCCTTGTGCCGGGGACAGCCGAAAACAAGGTTGGTGCAGTCAAAATACTGCGAGAGGCAGAAAGGTTATTTGTAACGGTTGTACCACTAACCGAATAACTTTGTAAGCGAGCATTGTATGCAGAAACATCAACACCGTTAATTGTCATTTCATTAAGCATTATCTATCCTCCCATGCAAGTTCTTCGGAAACATACGGAGTAAGGGCAACCGCTGTTTCTCTGCCGTCAATGTTGATTGAGGTGTGTATATCGCCTTTAAGTTTATACTTACGCTCGTTATCATCGCTCATCAGCTCGACATTGTGGTTGACATCAGCGGTAAATTTGGATCTAAGCATTGACTGTCCTGCAGACACAGCCGCCCTCATCTTGCTGACTAAACCGTCAGCTGAAACACCTGCCTGCATACGCTCGGTAAATGTGGATGCCACCGTGTCAGCCTGCTTATATAGATTCGGAGCTTCGGCATCAAGTCCGTTTTCACCGCCTTCGAGTGTGTAGCCGAAAATCTTTTTAAACACTTTTGAGGGGGAGTGTTCATCAAACATTTTCCTGAAAATATTGATAACACTGCCTGAAATTTCTGAGGCCTTAGAATAAAGCGAATCCTGTTTTTCTGATAAACCAGTTTCCGCTCCTTCCATAGCATCTATAAAGCTTTGTTTAGTGTCTTCATCAAGGTTATCAAACGCTCCTAAAAATGCAGAATTTATTCCTTTAGCTTTTGTATCTGTTTCTCCGGTATATTGTTCATACAAACCCATTAAAGATAGAAATGCAACCAACTGATCTTGGTATTTTTCATCAGATAAAGCCTTGCCTTGTTTGTTTCTTATTTCACCGAGTTCTTTGCTGTACCTTGCATTTTCTTCTTCTTCGGCTTTTTTCTTAGCTACAAGTGCTTGACCTTCCGCAATACCCTTTTGAGTATCAGTTAAATTTTTTCTTTCTATTTTATAAATCTCGGTATTATAATTACTTGCTATATCAATAAGTTTTTGTTTATGTGTTTGCTCGGCATCGCTTTCATCTTGATTTAATCCTTTTAAATCTTCAGTTGTACTCTTCAACGCTTCTGCACGATTATAATAACCGTCTTTAATAATTTTAAGAGTATCCCCAGCCTCCTTATTGGCTGCACTAACGGCTTGCTGATAGCTCGCTTCTGCGGCTTTAACATCAGCATCATGTTCCTTTTGTGAGTAATCACTATCTGTTTTCAACCTCAAATCAAGCAGAGCTACTTCTTCTGTATATTGCTCGTATGCTTTATCAATTACCGCTGTACGAGTTTCTTCGGCAGAGTTGGTGAGTTTTTGTGCTCTTTGCGTATATTCTTCAAGCGACAAATCAGACGCCTCGTTGAGAGCCTTAGCCTGAGTTGTAACAACCCCTTGCTTTGCTTCTTCAATCGCAAGTTCTTGATCCGCAAGTTCGTGCATTTTGGCGAAAAGGTCTTCAAGTCTTTGAATTTCACCGCCGGTTAATTCTTTTCGATTTTCCGAGGCAGTTTTACAAATCTCTGTAATTTCGGATTGAACATTGTCCATATTTTCGGACAACTTTTGTTTTTCATCATCGGAAATAAGGATGCTTTCATTGAAGTTATCAAAGATACTGCCCGAGTTTTTAATATCGTTCATAAAATCGCCGAATTTTGAACCAATATCCTCATATGACGAACCAAGGTTATCATTTGCCGACTGTAAATTAGCCTCCGCACTTGCAAGATCGTCCGTTGATTGAGTTGCATCACCGTTGGCGGCAGAAAATGCAACAATACCGGCTGTCAGTGCTGTTATTCCCGTCAAGATAAGCACAGCCGGATTGAGTGACATTGCCAAGTTCCAAGCATACTGAGCGGCTGTGGCAAGTGTAATCTCACCTGTTAATGCACCGACTGCTATTTGTTTAAGCGTTATAGTGCCAAGTGATGCAGCTTCGGCAAGGCTCTCCGCTGTTACAGATGCGGCATGTGATTTAACGAGAGCTGTGATAGACGAGATGATTTTCCAAGCTTTCCACGCCGTGATTGCTGTAGTAACAATAGGCAAGAGTATATTGAGGTTGTCGGCAATCAAGTCAATAGCTTTTGCAAGCGGTGGTATAACAACCTTTGCAATGTTAGTCATAGTTTTGCCGAGGTTAATCAATATGGTTTTAACTGTATTGATAGCTTTTTTAAGACCGCCATTTTCAAAGGATTTTTTGATAGTGTTAATTGCCTCTTTAACGGGGGCTTGCAGTTCTTTTGGCAGTAACTTAACTAAGTTTTTAGTTAAAGCATCTACGATACTTTTTGCCGCAGACAGTAGATCGGGAGCACGGTCACTTATGCCTTTAACCAATGTTTTTACGATGTTTATAGCCGCTTTAACAAGTTTTGATGAGTTATTTGCAATACCATTAACGAATGCCTGTAAAAATGACATAGCTGCATCAATCATCTTAGGTGCGGCTTCAACAGCTTTTGTTGCAAGCTCACCGAAAATAGAGCCTGCCTCTTCAATCATCTCCGATAATCCGCCTTCGGTAAATGCCTCGGTAAGTCTGCTTACATAGTTCTGAGCCTCTTTTGCGGCATCAGTAAGCGGCTCGGACATACTCTCGTAGATTTCGATGCCTAATCCCTCAAGCCCTGATTTTAGTATCGTAATCTGTCCCTGCAGATTATTTTGCATTGTGTCAGCCATTTTTTGAGCCGAGCCGTCTGCATTATCAATGTTTTTTACAAGAGTATTAAAATCCTTATCACTTGCATTAACAATGGCAAGCATACCCGACATAGCCTCTTTACCAAAGAGCGTACTTGCGGCGGCTGTCTGCTCTGTTTCGGACAAACCGCTGAACTTTGTCCTTAACTCTTTGATAACATCAATGAGCGGTAATGCTTTGCCGTTGGCATCGGTCATGCTGATTTTGTATTTATCCATGACCTCTTTCATTTCCTTCGTTGGGGAAGCGAGGTTGGATAATGCAGTTTTAAGGCTCGTGCCTGCCATGCTGCCTTTAACACTGGCATTAGCCATAAGACCGAGAGCAACAGATACATCTTCAACACTATAATTCATAGCACCTGCAAGAGGTGCTACATATTTAAAACTCTCACCGAGCATTGACACATTAGTATTTGCAGAACTTGATGCTTTAGCAAGCACATCGGCAAAATGGGTGCTGTCAGATGCCTTTAAGCCAAATGCAGTAATTGCATCGGTAACAATATCTGATGTTGTCGCAAGATCAAGACCGTCTGCGGCGGCAAGTGACATAATACCGTCAATACCATTGAGCATTGATGTTGTGTTCCAGCCTGCCATAGCCATATATTGTAAAGCCTCAGCAGATTCGGAGGCTGAGAACTTTGTCTTAGCACCCATCTCTTTAGCCTTATCAGTAAGGCTCTGCAAGTCTTTACCGCTTGCACCGCTGATAGCCGAAACCTTAGACATTGCCGCCTCAAAAGACGAGCCGACTGTTGCCGCTGCTGTTGCTCCTGCTCCGAGGGTTGTAGCTATACCGGCAAGCGTTGTTGTTATTGCAGACACACCTGTTTTGGCAAGTCCTTTTAATTTATCAATGCCCTTTTTAAAACCACCGGTATCAATTTTGGTGTCAATTTTAATTGAACCGTCATACGCCAATATCCCACATCCTTTACTGTGAGGTCATCGGCATCCAATGGCTCTACTTGACCTGATTATTTTTTATCGCTTAAAACGATTTCAAATTTCTTTTTACAATTTCGCCCTTTGCAAAATATAAAAATGCCCCTACACCTTGACGATTTGTCAAAGTATATGGGCATTTCGTAACCGCAAAAAGGGCATTTAATTTTTTGTTTGTTTTTCAATTTATCACCTACGATAAATCATATTGATTTTTACTTGTTAATTTTGTTTTAACACTTAAATCTAATTCATTTTTCGGTACTTTAGAAGTGAATTCAAACTCAGCGTAACCGCTGGTTTCGCCTTCAAATTTATATACATATGTATTTATATAATAATCATCAGTTTCGTCTTTTGATTCTGATATCTTAGTACCTTTTCCGCCAACAATTTCTTCAACTTTAAATATGGTCATTCCCATATTTATTTGGTCAAACTCATCTTTGCTGATTCCTGACGGGTCGTTTTTAGCTCCACAGGCTGTGCAAGTTAATGCTAACAATGCAATAGTTATAAAGGATAAAATCTTTTTCACAGTTGTACCACCTCAATAAATTTTATATACACATTATACAAAATCTATATAAGTTCGTCAACTGATTTTCCTGATAACAAAGCCTCTTCAATCGCATTATACTTTTCCTGCACCGACTGCGGCAGAGGCAGGGCATAGAGTTTTTTCATTCGCTGATAAAAATTGCGGTCTGCCGTTGACATTTTAGAGGTAATCGGCATACTGCGATAACCTAAAATTTTTGTAAACATACAATCGGCACGCAATGACATAAACAATGCTCTGAACTTCCACCAATGCAAATTTGCCTCGTTGAGGTCAATGCCGTACTGCTCTAAAAATGCCGCATAGATATAGCCGTCATCAAAATCGTAATCAAATACAGCTTTATCGTTGCCACCGCCTGAATGCTTTTCAGGTGGTTTACCGCAACGATAAAAGTTTAAAATAGCCTCAACGGTTTCTTCGTTCATCGGGCAAGGTGTTCTGAATACAAGCTTCTGAATTTCTGCGAGTACTTCGGCTGAAATTGTATCGTCAATTTGCTCGGTGAGGATAAGCTCAAACTTAATCCATACCCTAAAATCAGTATTTATTTTATATTCCACACCCGACACGGTTATTGTATCGGGTGTTTTGTCACAAAGCAGATTCATTACTTTGTCGCCGGTTTAAGTGTCTTTTTGTAATGATTGTACTGCTTATGCCTTTTGCCCCTGTGGTTGTTGTTCATTGCAATTGCTCTGCTTTTATACCTACTACCGAGCTTTGAGCTGAGAGCATTAACAGCCTTGATGACATCCTCGTAGGCATTGATACAGGTTGTAAGGTTTACGGTTTCGCCGAAAACCTTTTTAGCTGTCCCGTCACCAAAAACCTCATCAAAAAAGTTAAAAACAGCCGTACACTGAGCACGGATAAGCTCTGACTGGCGTTTGCCTTCGGGATGTAAATCGTCCATTGCTTTTGCGACATTATCGTGAGCGTGCTCGTAACGCTCCATAGCAAGTGCATCGGCAACATCAATATCGGGTAAATTTACTCCGTTAATAACCATATTTATGCTACCTCCGTAGTTGCTGTAAATGTTTTTGTCGCTGTGTCAAAAGTACCTTCAACAGGATCTCCCTTAGCCAAAAAGTTACCGCTGCATCCCATTTCGCCGTCATCATTTGTAAAACTTGCAACCTCGACCGCAACACGGATTTTGCGTGCGTGATAGGTGGTTTTGTTACTCTCGCCACTCACAGGCTGGTCAAGGTCAACGATTACATAGTCTGTTTCGGCATCAGCTCCTACAAGCTGCTTTTCACCGATATTGATGATGTAATTGATTGCGTCCTGTTCACGGATCTGGTCAACCTCAAATGCCGTTGTCCAATCATAACCGCTGATTGATTTTGTAGCAGACTTATCACAAACATATTTGCGACTCTTTGTCTGTGCGGCAGGTGATTCATCAAGTGTCTTGGCACCTACACCGAGCAGAGAAAAGTTCGGCGATTTATTTGTACCGCCACAGTCAAGGTAGTTAGCCTGCATACGCCTCTGTCTGATTATTTCGCCCATTATTTTTTACCTCCAATTGTTTTTGTATATTTAAGTTGGCACTGTATTTGATACCGTGCTGTTTTTGTGTCATTGTCGATTGCATACCCCGATGACAGCACCTTAACAGATAAGGGGGTTAAACCCTCGGGCAATTTCGGCAGTCTGCCGTTCAAGTCCTGCTCGGCAATCCATTCCTGCAGCCTTTCGTAAAATTCAAGATTTGCCATATTGATTGATTCATCAGGACTGTAGTTTTCTCTACTTGCAAAGATAAAGAGGTACTGACACTTAGCCGAGCCGTCAACATACTGCTCTAAAACAGTTTTGCACGGCACAACCTCAATGCTGTACTGTTCGGGATCTTCGCCGAGATAGTCAACATTAAGGTCATTATCAACCTCTAATACATCGCAATCGGCAAACCACCTAAACAATGATTTAATTATTGATTCGTCCATTATTTGCCTCCGCTTTTTTCTTTGGCGGTTTTTAAAATATCATCCAAATGGTCGGCTTTCATTCGCTCAAACCAAAACTTGCCTCTCAAGCCACCGCTTGCTGTACCTTGTTTACCTCTGCCTGCATTAAGGTAGTAATTGCTATGTGCATATACAATATCGTACATTACCTCACCACTACCTATCTTTGTGCCACGGATACCGCTCTTGATAAGATTGCCGGTTTTAAAAGGTACATATGGAGTAGAACGGCGAAGGACTTCGCTGTCCACAATTTTTTGAACCTTGCCACTCGGCTCAAGACCACGGTCTTTAAGCATAGTATCAGTAGTATTAAAAAGCAGTTTAATAATCATTTAACCACCAATTTAATATGCTTTGAAAAAGCACTTGCCGACAGATTTTCGGTGACCTGCGTAATCTGCTGACCGCCTGCGTCAAGGATATCTTTAACCGTGATAACATCAAGGTCAAGATGGCCCTTAACGATATAGTCACCTTTTTTGAGGGTATAGCAATTGTCACTCTCATCAAGCGGTAAAGACTTATATGTTGACGGGTCAACATAGTGAGTAGTCTGCAAAACGCTGTCGGGGATACGGATTACATACTCATCAGATACCGACACATTTTTGTCTGCAACGATAACCTGATCCCTGCCATGGTAATTAACTCCGTCCAAAACAGTTGCAAACCAAAAGGTTTCACGACCCTGCTTTTTAGAGCAAAACACGGTAATGCGTGTGTTGTTTGTGAGCATTATCGCACCCCCTGATATAAAAGACCTGTACCGCTTAACTCCTGCTTGATAGCCTTGTACATTGCTCTTTTTTCACGCTCTGCAAGCTCATCGGCATTGTAATCCTTGTATGTAACGCTGTAACCGTCCGTTGATTCGGACTTGATGCCTTGAGGGATATTTGCCACACCTCCACGGATTTCGGCAACCGCCTCAGCGGCGGCACAGACTGCATTCTTTACCTGTTCCGTCACTTCGGGAATTTCCCCCATAATAACATAGTTTAAAAAGCGTTCCGCTTTGCGTACACAGCGATTGAATTCTTCGGCGGTTAAATCACCGCCGAAAGAATCCTTGTAATAAGCATAATCCGCATACATTTTTAAGATACCTTAATGTTACGGAAAACACCGCACTTTGTTGTGTTTTTGAGAGCAACAGCGGCAATCATTTCAACCTCAGCCTTTTTAACCGCACCGGGGGCAGTAAGGTCAGGCATATATGTTTTGATGATTGACGAACCGCTGAGGAAAACACCGTGAAAAGCGTCAAGACCAAGCTGTACGGCATAAAGGTCGGTAAGACCTGTCACCTTTGAGCTTGATGCACCTGTTTCGTAAATCGGCACACAAGGTGCTGTTTTAGATCCGTCAAAGTAGTTGCCCATATCGTAAAAAATAATATTGTCATAACCCTGAGCAGTTTTACCGAAAGCATCCTCGGCTCTTGTGAGATAGCCTGCACGCTGAGCTACGCTCTTGAGTTTGGCAATCAGCTTGCTGTTGCCGAGAAGAAATGTAGGCTTGCCGTCAATGCCGCCGATAAACTCATTAAGCATGTCAATCATTGTCTGATAATTGCTTGTAAGATTTGCAGTTGTCGAAAGATCAACTACCGTCTTATCAGATCCTGCATTGTACTCAGTGCCTGTGCCCTTGAGGAGAGTTGTAAGACCGTCAAAATCAACCGCCTTGTCAGTTTTTGAACCGTTGATACAGCAGTTCTGAAAATGGTTCTTCGTGGCAATTGTCATCTGTTCAAGCTGGAACGCAATCTCGTTTGTGGTTGCCTCCTGCACAACACGGTCAACTTCGCTTGCTCCGCCGAAGATTTTAAGGTCAACGCTCTTTTTGATTCTCTTGGCTTCATTCGCTGTGTACTCGCTGTTAATTGCTCTGCCTGCCGCTGTTGACGGTGTCTGCAACTGTAAATAACCGTATGTCATGGTTGAGCCACCGACACCCGGTGAAACGCAATCATCAAAAGTAAGCTCATCCATAAACTGTGAGCCACGGCGGAGAGTATCAATAACCTCCTGTGTCACCTTGTCGGCTCTGCCGACGCTTGCTTCTGCTAATGTAATAGGCATTTTGTGTCCTCCTTATTTCTTATTATAATAATCTTCAACGGCAGACTTGAGGTTTGAGCCGGACTTTGCTTTCGCACCGCCCGTGGGTCCGCCGAGGTCAAGTTTCTTTTTGGGTTCTTCCTCTGATTTAAAGAGAAAAGGCTTTGACTGTTTGAGTTCCGCAAGCTGTTCATCAAGTCCTGTGATACTGCCGTCCTCAGCCTGAGATACCTTTGACATATCAATGTTAGCCTTTACCGACACAATGTCAGCCGCACCTGCGTTATTGATGGCAGATTCAACCGCCTGCTCAAACTTGTAGTCATTGAGCTTCTTGTCGCCGTCAAGCTGTGCCTGCTTAACCTTATCCTGCCAGTCGGGGTCATAACCCTCAAGATTAGCGTTTGCAGTTTCGAGCTTTTTTGACACATCATCATACTTGTCCTTTTCGACATACTGACCGCCTGCAAGGTTGCCGAGCTTAACATCTGCCGCATTGTTTACCTTTTCGGCAAACTGTTCAAATGTCAAAGCTTCGCCGCCAAACAAGGCTTTTAAAATTTCCATTAAGTCCATTTCTTTGCTCCTTTCAAATTATTAGCAATTGTGTGTACTCAAAAATTTGAGCAATATTAAAAGCCCCCGAAATTCGGGAGCTTATAACCATAATCTGTAATTTTCGGGGTAAAAGTAAAAGGGATGTTTCAAACACCCCTTTAATACCCTTTTAAATTCGTTTAATTTCGTTTTAATCAAATCAACTATGTAACTTTACCTTTCAGTAATTAAAGCCGATACAATTGAAAATAAGCATAAATAATTATCTACCTTTTGCTACAGGCAAATCATCATAATTACTCTCAGCTCTTTCTGTTTCTATTGTATAATGCTTGCAAAATTGCTTTTCGGCTAAAAACTCTTTTGGAATTCCTTTTAAATAATATTTACATATAGTACCAAATTTGTTTTTTCTGTTAGCACAACTACTACACCTTGGTAAATTTGCCATTTTAATATCTCCTTAAATAAGTGTCTATATATTCATAATATACATCCAAATATTTCTTGCTTATACTTTTTCCTTTATTTATAGCAACATACACCTCATTAAGAAACTCATCAGGATATTTATCAACCAATTTACAAAAACCTTTTACACGAGTATCTTCATTTAAAAATTGATATAACTGTTCAGTCTTCTCAAACGAATTATAGTAGTTAATGCGAGCATGCATTATTTCGTGATTTACTAAATCTTCGATGTTCTCACTTTGCCACCAACCTGAATCGTAATAATTCAAACAAGCAGCATTAAACTCATCTAATGTTACATTTAAAAAATAATCTCTATTTAAATACAACTGAGTTTTAGGGTGTACACCTGTTTCATAGTTAGTAATGAATACAGATTTATTCCCAATAGGAAATTTAGCAATTTTAATTTCATCAAATATGAAATCGTCATTTTCGGATAATCTTTTTTCTATTGCACCGTTAATTGCTTTAAGAATATCTGCAGATAACTCGCTGTCATTATATTTTTCAAAATTAGTTTCTGATTTTAATAAATAATTACAATTATCAGGAATTTTCACCGATTTACTTATAGTTTTAATTATACTCTTTTCAGCGGAATTTGCAACAGCTTTCTTATTTTTCCACACCGCTTTTTGAGCAGTGCTTTTGCCAAAACCATAAGCCTGTTGACGAGAACGGTCGGGAAGTAATCCTGTTTTTTTACAAAAGCTATTCAGTTCTGACTCCTGCCGTTTCAACTTGCTTGAATAGTGGCTGAAATTTTTTTCTAACTTTTGTAACAGCTCTTCATCAGAGAGGTTATTCAAAGCCTCATCACAAGCGGCAAGTGTTCTTTTGGTTGCCCTGATTTTGCGTTCAAAAGCTCTTTGCTGTTGTTCTGCCTCGTATAGCGTGTGCATTGATCCGTCAGGGTATTCAATATTTTTAGCGTTCAGCTCTTCAAGGTCTTTTGCCGAGTACATTCGAGCAGAACCCTCAAAGTACGGATACCAATCGTGTCGGCAGTTCCAGCCCTTGAATCCGTCACCTGTGCCGTAACCAATATCAGATAAGGACAAGTAACCTCTTTGACCACTCAGGCTTACAATCTGTCCCTGCCAAGCGGCGTGGCTCGGTCGAGCTCCTGCGTGGGCGGTAATTTCCATAAGGTCACAGCCAAGCTCTTGTGCGTTTGCAAGGCATATTTGACCTGTGGTTTGACCTATGCCCGTCATAACATTGCGACGAACAGCAACATCAAGTCGGTCACGATGACCGGAGGGATAGATTACATACGCTCCGTCTTGAGCTACCTGTTTAATTGCATCGGCAATTGCCTGTTGCGGAGTAAACGCACCGCTTGATGCTTTTAGTTCAGCAAGACTGCAAGCATTGATAAAGCTCGTTTGCGATGACACAGCTGTGGTCAGAGTAAGATTGCTAAGATTGCCCTGTGTCTTTTTGTAGCCTGCCTCAAGTAATTGCATTTGTGTATCGGATACTTTGAGCGACTTAGGATTTAAGCCGTTTTGACGATAAATCTCATTGTCATACTCCGTAGCCGTAACGCCTGCATCTTCAAAAAGTTTTTTAAGCTCCGATTCAGTCCTGCCGCTGTACTTAGCGACACTTGACAGCACATCAGAGTGCAGAGTACCAAGCTCCTGCATATGCTGTGCCTGCCATATGCCCGTGTCGGTTATTGTACCCGTTTTGGCAATTCTTCGGGCAATGTCACGGACAATCTCCTCTTCAAGCTGTGAATATAGGTTGATGATATCATCAGCACAATGAGCAAGCTGTTCAGGGGTGAGCATTAAGAGCCACCGCCTTCATCAAAAAAACTTTGTACACCGCTTTCGGGTAACATTTCTGCCGCCTGTTTATCATCAACACCGTAACGCCACTTGAGATAATCGGTCTTTTTGCGGATTCCGCTGTTGACCTCATTAAGTTGTATAGCCTGCTCTTTGTCTTTATCCTCAAGCACACCGTCACCCCAGTTAAAACTGATTTCGTAATCACCGGCAGGGGCAAGATTACAGGCATCAGCCATAGCATTACACGCATATATGTAGTCTTCGAGCACCGCCTCAAGTGAGTGTTGCATATCAGATACAGCCGTATAGCTACGCTGTTTTGATGCTTTGATTTCTTCCGCTGTCTTATCCACATTCTGCGGATTTGACAGAGTTCCGTAGGCAAGAGAGCAGTTAAACTCAATCTGTCTTTTTATTTCGTTTAGTCCATTTGAGTAGTTATCATCACGCAAAGTCGGGTTAAAAACTTCATAAAAAGACTTATCTTTGTTATCGTCTGCATCAATGTTAAATTTGCGAAACAATCTATCACGGGTTGACGGTGTTCCGAGCGTATCTTCGCCCGGTCGCTGTCGAAGGACTTCTTCGCCGGCATCAACAGCAAGTTCGCCGCCTTCAAACTCCCACAAATATCTGTCCCACTGCAAGTCAGCCTCATTAAGCAGCTTAATTGCTCGGCTATAAACAGATACACCGAGAGGACTGTCACTTTCAATGTTGTTGGCAAAAGGTACAGACCAAAAAGCAAACAATGGACGGTCAACATCATTGATAACTATATATGGGTCAATTTTTGACCACATATCGCTGTCAAGATTTTCAGGTTTTATTTCCGCCCCGATGTTGTCGGGACTGGATGAAACAAAAAAGTGACTTTCAATCGTGTGCGATTTGTTCTCGTAACTGTAAGTCTGCTTTTCGACTCTTGTGTAATAGTTTTTGCCTTTTACCTCTTGATTAAAAAACACGGCAGCGGTAATTATGCCGTTGCTGTAATTAAGAGGGATAAACTTGTCCTGCGTGATGCAATCGGGGAGGATTACACCGTTTCTAACATACGGTTTAAACATTATACCGCCCACAGCACAACCTGCCTCAAGCCTTACCCTGAGCTGTTCAAGCAATCTTTCGTACTGTTCTTGTAAATAATCTGCTCGCTCTGAACCTGTTATTTCGCTCTCAAACTCTATCATAATTAACCGTGCAAATTCGGACGCTATAGTTGCACCGAGGTTAAGTGTCTTGTTGTGGCAATCTTTGCTCCAAGACGGCTCATCGGCATATATTTCAAGCCATACTTCCATAGCCTCTTCCATATTATCAAATTGATAATTGCTCGTAGCGTTTTCGGGGTCAAGTTTGTTTACAATACTCCTTAACCAACTTAAAAACACATATTTAGCACGCCCTTTCAACTGCTCACCTCCTTGTATTTAAATTCACGCTTTAGGACTGTATAAGCAAAATAGCGTATATCGTCCATTGCGTGGTCATTTTCCTTAACTACTTTGTCAACCTCAGCTTTATCGTCCCAGCGGTACATTCCGAACTCCTCTTGTGATGCCTTGCACTTAACGCCGATTTTAATTCTGCCGTCGGTCAGCATTTGGCTTGTAGTTCGGATACCGTTTATGACATCATTTTTCGCTGACTTAACAAAAAACTTGCTATGTCTTTTGATCGTAGCTTTAAAACTGGCGGCGGACGGGTCAATTATCACACGCTCTATATAGCGGTCACCTGCAAGTTTTTCGAGTTCCGCATAATGCTCTTCGTCAGTTCGCTGATAACCCTCTTTTCGGCTGTTGTAGTAGTATTCATCAACACGGATTGCCTCGTTGTCAGTTACGCACCACAGTCCCATAGAGCAAGGATTAATAGTACCGTAGTCCATTGATATGTACCACCGTCCGACAAGCTCATCAGGGTTGCCGTCCCACAACTTTTCCTTGATGTGGTCGTTGTAATCCTGATAAACAAGACCTTCTGCAATAACCCACTCACCAAGAATAAAGCGGCGGTAAAAAGTGCCTTGATAAAGGCTGTAATACCGCTGTTTCACCTTATCGGATAATGATAGGTTATCGTCCATTAAAAACTTGAGCCTTAAAGCGTGCTTTTCAGAAGCCTTTAAAACCCACTCACGATAAAACCAATGGTTAGGGTTATCGGGGTTACAATTGAACCAAAACCTTGCACCCTCAACCGAGCAACGGGCAAGAGCCTGCTCAACAAATGACCTTGGCATCAGAGCAACCTCATCGAAGAGGACACCTGCAAGCGTAACACCCTGAATCAAGTCCTGTGAGCTTTCATCTTTACCGCCAAAAATGTAAAATGTATTAGATTTGCCGTCTTTGCTGATAGTCAGCAAATTTTCCGACCTCTTATCCTTGATATCGTAACGGTGTTTGAGCATATTGATAAGAGGCTTAATAACATTTCGTCTGCAAGAGCCTACGGTTTTACCGCAAATAGCAAAGTTACAGTCAGCGAATGTTGCCATTGCCCAAAAGATAAAAGATATACTCATGCTAACAGTTTTGCCCGAACGGACAGAACCATCTGCAATAACTGCATCGTATTTATCTTTAATGCCGTCAACCTTCCACCAGCTAAGTACTTTTAGCTGTTTCCTTGAAAAAGGCTTAAACTTCATCCTTAAAAGCCTCCTTGCCTGCACCTTCAAGTGCCTCAATCAATCCGTCATCAATGGTTGTTACTGTTTCCGGTTTAAAATAGTCGGCATACAACTTGATAGCCTGTGTGTCGCCGTTTCGACATTTATTTATAAGTGCCTGCCGAATTGCCGTCAGTTCGTCGTTTTCATATTTCGTAATAAGAGCATTTAATTTCTTTCTGAACTCTCTTGACTTAACAACTCCATAGGACAGAGCAAGTGACTTTAAATCTTCAACAATATTAAATTCCTGCTTCGTGTTTGTTTCTTTGAGCAGTTGTTCAAGTTTTGACAGCTTATTCATTTTGCACCTTCTTTCCGTTTTTTTGACATAAAAATAAACACCCGTTAAAAGGTGTTTAAAAGCATTTTAATATATATAAAAACAGCGGTTTGCGTTAAATTTTAATGTCAGCCGTTATCACAATTTCGGAGGGATTGTTCCATGGGCAAACCGCTGTTTTTAACTTGGGTATAGCTCCGCCATCCGCTAACTTGAGGTTATCGGTAGCTTTGCCGTATGTCAGCCGTGTCACATCAAGCAGAGACGAATCAATCCGCCGTCTGTTCAGGCATTTGTTCGGTGAACGATACAGTAAGCTCAGTCGGTTCGCCTGCAAGGGTAATTTTGACCGTAGCCTTTTTGTATCGTTTCTGTACTTTCACAATTTTATCTTTATTCTCAGCCAAAAATCCGCTGACAGTTTCGTAATTATTGTCAGTAAATTTAAGTACCGAGGGAGTTTTCAAAAGTTCGCTTAAAGTTAGAATAAATTCAGACTCTTTGTCAGTTAGAGGAATAGGACTTGTACCGCCGCCGAGTAATCTGATAATGTGTGGAATACCTTTGAATACATAATACTTTGACCACTCATAGTCCATACGGATAAATACATAGCCGTCAAAAAGTATATGCGGTTGGGTTATCCACTTGCCTTTTGAGCGTATCAGTTTGTTTTCAATCGGCACAATGGCATCATAACCACGATGTCGGAGCTGTTCCGCAACAGCATGTTCTTGTCCTGTGTTTACATACAAAACATACCACTTGATGTTCATCATCATTGCTCCTTTGCTTTGAGCTTGTTGATTTCGTCCATAAGCTCATTGTAGAGCCGTGGATTACTCTTTTTGATAGTGTCATAAAGCAGGCTCTGATTTTCTTCGAGGGCAATCTGCTTGTCTGACTTAACATCCGTGTCGGTCTTACGCTTGTATGTTACTGCTCTTGCAAGGGCAGTAGCCTGTCTTAAAAGGTCTTCGGCAGACACTTCATCGAATTGTCCTTCGTCAAGTTTTGAAATGGCATCAAAAACCTTTTGTGATGCCATTCTCAAAATAGCCTCTGCAGGGTCAATTTCAGGATAACGCTCGGTTTCGGTGAGTATCATTCTGAAATTTTCCTGTGCAATTCGTAACTGCTGTGCGTTCGCCAAAAAGCGTGATGCGTAACGGCTGACTGCCGCCTGCGACAACTGTTCGCCGTTTTCCGCAAGATATGACACAATTTCACGGTATGTCTGTCCGCTGACAAGCATCTGATCTACAGTGTCCTTGAGGTCAGGAGGCAATTTGTCGATTTTTCCGCAAGCTCTGCGGTTGTTTCTGCCCATAGCTAAACCTCAACCGAGTTATCGGTGACGGAGCCTTCGAGGAGCTTAATGCCCTTTGATGAGAGTTTTGCCTCAAGTTCTTCATACGGCACATCTGCAATGTCGGCAGGCTCTTTTGTTTTGATATGACGGAGCAAGATGTACTCCGACAGAAAGAGGTAATTAACAGATGACAGGAAGTCATGTTCTGATACATTGCTGATTGCAAATTTGACATCAGACAGTTTTTCATAATTCACATGAAGTATGTTAATAGTTCTCAAAATCTGTCCGTTGTTCTGCACGAAGTTTCTTGCTTTGATTTTCTGCATATATGCCTCTGCATCATTAGTCATTGTTTTTACCTCCTCTTAAAAGTTCCAAAATGAGCTTGTTTTGTGTCTTTATTTCGTCCTTAACCTCGTTTATAGAGTTGTAGTAATCCTTTTTTGTAAGGCAGGTGTCCTTGATTTGCTCAACATCAGTTTGCAACTTGCTGATAGATTTGTTGACATCGGTTTTAACATCTTTCAGTTCGCCTTTTGTTACATAGGATAGCTGAATTTCTTTGATTTCCTTGTCGTGTCTATCCGCTTCGTTAATTGTTCTTTTGAGAAAAAAGCTGATAATAGCGATAGCTCCCGAAATAATAAGACCGAAGAGCCACCAAGTGTCTGTTGCAAAATTCATAATATATTACTCCAAAAAAATAAGGTATCATTAAGTTTGTAACTTAATAATACCTTATAAATCCGTACTCCCGTAGAGGAAGAATATCCTATTTTTTCTTCATTGTTATATATCATCAAAAATACTTAACTGACCGTCAATGTTACCGTTTGAGCATATGATTCTCACATACCTTTCAGACAAATCATACTCTCTTGCAAGCTGACTGCTGTTGTATCCATTATACTTTGCTTTGATTTCAGCGTTGCGTTCGAGTTTTTGCAGCTCGCTGTATTTTTGTATATATATCGTATCACCGCCAAATGTTTGACAGAGTTTAATATAGCTTTCAATTCCTATTATCTCCGCTATATCCCTTTGAATGCCTACCAAATCATCAAGATTTATTTTCACCAACCTTCCTCCTTTGAGCACTGTCAATGTACTTTTTAAGTTTTTCAATCAAGGTTATGCCCTGATTATATGTCAGCCACCTAAAAGGCTGCTTTGATGTACAGTCAATTTTTAACTCTTTCTTTATAATACCGCAGAGTCTGTCGCCGAGTTTAGCTGTGGTAGGCTCGGTATCGTATTTTTCAAGCTGGTACATCAACTGCCACACTTTGCGTTTCTGACCGTCTGACATTTTGCCTCTGCCGCTGTCCTCGTACTTTTTCTTTTTGTACGGTTTCGGCGGCTCTGTAAGATTCTGCAATTTAAGCCTCTCGGCAAGCTCAGATACAACCGTTTTATACTCATTCTCATCAAGACTGCGTATGCTTTCCTTTTGAGTAAGACGATAAACAATCGTGTGCAGCATATCGTTTTTATTGCCCGATTCCAAAACACCGAGCCGTGCAGCCATTGCGTATATTCTTTGTGTCTGCTGTGGCTTTAACAAATCAATCACCTCAGCTTAAAGATATCTTTGTACTGTCCTCAACCACAAAACTGCTCTGTATTTTCATAAGGATATCGTCAATATGGCTTTCATCCATTCCGTTAACGGTGAGCAGATTTTTAAAATCCTGCCATACTGCCGCCTCCGAAATAAGGTAAGCATACTCTCTGGCATCATCTTCCGAGATGTTTGTAAACTTCAAAATGTTGTTTACATCTTTATCATAATTGATACCTTTGCATTTCTTAACAAGCTGTTTGCGTTCGTCACCAGATACACCGTTCATCTGTTCAATAACTTCTTTGACGGTGCATCTTACAAAATTGCCTTTCCACAAACCGATGAGCATTCTTTTTGCCGGAGCAGAGAGGGAGTATTCTGTCTTTTCCGTGACTGCATCTTTGTACGCTTTGCCAAAAATTGAGAGCAAAAATGAGTTGTATGTAATTTTGAGAGATTCCGAAGTTACCGCTGTAAGCTCTGATTCTGTGCCTGCATAATGGACACTCTTATATTTGGTGTTTTCAAGGTCTTCCGAGCACTGCATAATAATCTCTGCTTCGAGTTTATCTTTGCGTGCCTTGAGCTTGCTCATATCTGCTTTAATGCCTGCAAGCTCATCAATCTGCTTTTTTAAATCAGTCATCTGTTTTATCCACCTTTGCAAGTAATTTTTCGGCACATTTGCGGCAGATGATAACATTATCTGCAATGATTACATTTTCAACTGTACCGCAAAAGCGACAACAGGGAGCGGACGGTTTAATTGTGACAGTGCCGTCTGTACTTGTTTCAATGTCAACAGCATTGCCCGGAAACAATCCTGCTTCGCCTCTTATCTGCTTTGGCAGAGTAATAGAGCCGTTTTTACAAATTCTCTTTGATGTTTTCATAATTGACCTCCTGTTCAATATATATTGCTTAATATTGCCTATCCTCACTCTGCATTTACACGGACTTGTGACCGTTCCCAACAGGGAGTTGCATTAAGGTGAGCGGATTATCTCCGCTCATTAACCTCTTTTATTGCACATATAAAGCCTTCTAAAGTTCTATCTGCAAAAGTTTTGCCCATATTTTTTTCGAGCTTTTTTATAACTTCAATTGTTAATGTCCCTATTTTTCCAAGAATATCGATAGCATTTCCTGTTACAACAGAGTCGGTTGTTTTGTCAGAATTTTCAACCGAAATTATTACTACCTTTTTTTCACAAACAGCGGTTTTGGCTTTTTTAGCAAACGAATCTATTATCGCACCACTCAATTCATTTCCAAATTCAACTGTGTAATCTTCCATTGTTATCCCTCCGAAATTTAATAAAATTCAATGCTTTTGTTATTAGCAATAAAATGTTTTTTCATTTTCTCAAAGTTTGTCCAGTATGAACAATACTCATTGTAACTAAACTTATCTTTAAGTTCCTGCTTAGCTTTCTTGCTACGAACTCCGTAAAGTTTGTAATCCTTTTCGGTGACAACTGACCGCTTTTTACAGCAATAAAATCTTCTGCGGATTTCACAATCCTCTGCAAGCCATTTACCACGAAATTCATCGTTTACATAAACAAGAATAGCATTTTGGAATCGTGATTTTTGAGTGAGGTTCAGAGATACTTTGTATCCGTCAATTTTAAGATTAACCGGCGGAGCAAATACAGATGTAAGTGCTATGTCAACCTTTTTCCATTCTTCTTTTGTCATTATTGCCCCTCCTTTTACTCTTTTTAATTTTTCGGCTTTCGCCACGGAGCATCCAACCAACCCATACAAGCAGGAGCACCATAGGCACAAAGCAAATTTCTCCGCCTGCTGTAAAGCTCCTTGCACCCACTTGACCGAATGCGGCAGTCATTACTACTCCCGTGCTGAACCCTGCTGAGAGCAGTAACACAATTTTTCTTAACGACATTTTAAATCCCTCCAAATATTGTTTAAAACACTTTAAAACACCTTGATACGCATAGCTTTTGCCATTGCTATTAAGCCCTCATAGGTGATGTTTCCGTTGTCAACGGCATTTCCAAAAACATTGCTTGCTCCTCTGATGCCCTGTTCAGACCTTGCAATGCCAAGTAAAAAACTTACTGCTCGTTCATCGGACTTAACGGCAGGAAACAACAGCTCAATGTCGCTGTTTTTAATTGCTGATGTATGCCTTACTTCGGTAAGTTTTGTACGGTTACGAATCTGGGCGAACGCTTCTTTGCTTTTGCCGGTATTTGTAACGGTTTCAATGTTTCCGACAAGGCAAATGCCAAGCTGTGGGTTGCTATCAAAAAAAGCTCTGATAGCCTCAATGGTTTTAATCGGCAGATGCTGTGCCTCATCAATGATGAGTACCTTGCGTTCACCTTCAAAGCTATCTGCAAGTCTTAACCACATTTCATCTTTGCGACCTGTTGCGGTGATTTTCTGTGTTCTGCAAAGCAGTTTTAAAAATGCACTTAAAGTTACTAAACAGGGGTTTACGGACACATAAATTGCTGTTGCAGGATAATCTTCAGCATACTTTTTGCACGCCATTGTTTTACCGATGCCTGCATCGCCACACTCAATTGCAAGACCGCCCTTAAGGTGACACAAGCGGATTGTTTCATAAACTTCTGAGCTTATGCTTGTAGGCTTGTAGCTGTTAAGCACTTGAGCTGATTTCAGATTTTCTGCAGCGGCTTTGGTTTCAAATGTTTCAGTTAAAAACTTTTCAAAATCACTTAAATTACCGTTATAGCGGTCATTAAGATAGGTTGACAAGGTTGCCGCTGATTTACCGAGAGCCCTTGCGGCTTTGGTTTGTGAGCCGCACTCTTCGATAAAGTTTCTTAATTTCTCCTGTAATTCAGGATTGGCTGACATTACCGACATTTATTATTCCTCCTTCTGTCGTTGTTCAAGGTTTCGTATCATTTTTGCTTTATCTATCGTTACGATGTTTGACTGACCAACCGCCATAGGCAACTGCTCTGCCGTTTCATCGGCACGGTGTACTGATATAACTTTCGGATTGATTTCCTCGGCATTTGCTTTGTTTTCCTCAGCGGTTGCAAGTACAAGGTTAAGTGCTGTTTCTTTACCAAATGCGGTAATTTGGCTTGCCTTGAGTTCCTGTTTAGTGAGTTTTTCAAGGCTTTTAACCTTTCTGAGAGCCTGTGCAACGGCATCTTTGGATGCCCCATAAGCAAGCACCGCCTCATTATCAGTCGGAGCGGTCATTATATAGTTATCATCAAGGTCATATATTCTGACTTTGGATATATCCTCAGGATCATATCGACAGTAAACCGATTCGCCGAAATGATTTAGAATAAGGTCATCGTTGTAGTAGTCGATTTTTTCTCCTGCTACAGTAAGATGTACGCCACGCCTGCCGACTTTCTGACTTCTTGTGCTTCTCATTAACATCAAGTTGAGGTCAAGCTCTGAGGCAACTCGCTTTTCTTTAAGTTGTTCTCTGTAAACCTGCATTCGGCTTTTACCGCTGTCTGAGCTTACCGCTCCACTGTAAGGCTTTTCATTCATATAGTAGGTTAAGATGTCCTCAACCGCCTGCGTAAACTCATAATCAGTAGGTATGTTGTCAGTATCTTTAATTACTTTTTTAAGCTTTTCGGGGCGTTCTACAACATTGCCGCCGGTATATGTGGGGAATAGTCTTGATAGCCTGTCCTTGACATCCCTGAATCGTCTTTCAATGATCTTTGCCTTAGCGTTTCGTACTATTGCATTTGTCATTTTAATGCCCAGCCGTTCAAAGACGGGAGGCGGTGCAAACTTGTCCTTTTGACTCTTTTTTAATCTGTGACCAAGTCCGCCGACATCGAATGTCAAAAACTCTCGACCGTTATCTACATATATGTTTTCGGGGATTCCGTATTTTACAATACCTTTCCTCAAGGCAATCAGTGTAGCTTGCGATGACGGTGCATCGGTTACATAGCAACCTGTAAAAATACCCGAACGAGCATCAAAAAACGCTGTAAGATAAAGCCTGTGGATACTTCCGTTTTCGCCCTTTGTCTGCACATCAAATGTGTGGTTATCTGCGATCCACCATTCGTTTGATGCCATACCTTCATAAGTTCTGCGTATGTATGGAGCACATCTGTCTCTAAATGCTTTCATACCTTGCCGTCCCATAATTTCAACAGGCTTAGGTATTGCCGTTTGTACTTTCCTGTAAAACGATGCATAAGCAGGGAGAGGCAACAGCTGTGGAGCTTCTCGCTTAATCCACATTTCGGTGTATTCATAGCACGCCTGTATAGGGTGCTGTGCCTCATCAAGATAAAAACTTAAAAAGCATTGCCACACTTCTTCAGGAATTGACGATGTACCTTTTTTCCAACTTCCACGATTGTCAAGCAGTCCTGCAAGGTCATCAGCTTTTAAAGCCTTTTTCTTTCGGTACAAAATTCCCTTTGATATGTTAAGGTCGGGGTTAGCAACCTTTTGTAGTTGTACAAATTTTTCTGTTGCAGGTACTTTCTGTAACTTTGATGTTGCACAATACTCATCCCAAGCATTAAGTATCCTTATCCATTCGGCAATCTCTTCACGCTGTACCGCCGAAAATTCATCAAATTCCTTGTGGGGTCGCTCCGTCTTGCGTTCGGGGAGCAAATCCTCAGGAATTGCTATTGCGTGCGATTTGTAGTATTTAAGCTGTTCCGAGTGGGATAGTTCATTTAAAGGTATCAAATATTTTTTGCGGTTGTTTTGGTTTATTGTTTCATCACCCTGAAGACTTCCATTGTTTATGAGCATTTTTACATATCGTTCAGAGCAACCTTTTATCCCAGCAACTTCCTTTGCCGTTAGATAAATCAAAAAATCACATCCTTTTGACCTGCCATCATCAGAGCAGGTAGGTCATTTCCTGCTGACCGCCTTGCGGCGGTTTCGGCTTAAAAATCAAACATTATTGATATTGATTCACCATAAGTTGAATAATAGTCTGTTTCTACTGCTTTAATCTGAGATTCATTAAGCTGTCTTAAATCGTCAAAATTTATTCCGTATTTTCTGAGTATTTTTTCAAGTTTTTCGGTTTTAGTTAAATTTTTCCTTTCAAATAAATCTAATCTTTCCATAAGTCCTCCTTGATGTGACATTCTTTAGTGGTATAGTGGATACAGTCTTCAATGGTGCATTTTCGTGGTTCGCCCGTGTCAAGAATGTAATAACAAATCGAATAGCCTTTGTTGTTACTATGGTTTAATGGTCGGCGGTGTCCACAACCTTTGCAGTGAGGATTCACTTTATTACACATTGAATGCTCTCTCCATAAACTCTTTTGCTGCGGAATTTCTGCTTGCAAAATAACTGCCACTGTACGGATCTCCGTCGCTGTCCAGCCACCACACAACCCACGGTTCAACTGCATTTGGATTGTGAGCCATTACAACACGATTGTTTATGTTTCCGATTATTTCATACCTGTTAATTGTTTTGCCTATCATAATCAATCTCCTTTTCTTGCAAAATTTATTTCCTTATCTACCAGTGTGTTTACTGATACCTTTAATGCTTTAGAAAGACCATATAAAATAGCGATGTTCATATTCTTTTGTCTTTGTCCCTGTTCAATAAGATTGTAGTAACTCTCAGATATTCCCATACTTTTAGATATATCTAATTGAGTTAGCCCCTTTTTATTTCTCAAATCAATGAGATAAACACGCTTTTTCATTTAATCACCGTCCTTAACTTTGCATATTGTCAAGTTTCAAGTATATAATACGCCTTTATTTACTATTTGTCAAGTTTTTTCTTGACATTTTGCAAAGTTTAATTTACTTTACTAATAGTAAAGTTTATAATAATAACAATAGGGGCTGAGCTTATGACTAAACTAAAAGAATTACGAAAAGAACACAAATTATCAATGAAAGAATTAGGAAAAATTCTCGGTCTTTCTGAAAGTACCATTTCTCTTTATGAGGCAGGAAAAAGAGAACCGGATATAAAAACACTTATAAAAATGGCTGATTATTTTAAAGTGAGTGTTGATGTCCTAATTGGCAGAAATGAAACAAACGAAGATGACATACTTGATACCGAACACGGAGAAGGGACTCTTGACGGTCATAGTTTATGTATGTTTAATTTTGAAAAGATGTGTAAAGAACTGGATGAACATAGCTTAGACATAATTCATTCTGTTTTATATGCTTTAAGAAGGATTCAATATAATGATGCCTTGTTTGCTAAAGATAAACAGTATGTATTTACTGCGGTAACTGAGCTTATAGGAAGAATTGAAAGATATGTTGATGATTTCCGCACAGCAATGGATTCCAAAATGATATTTGATTATAGTTACCATAATAAGAGGTTTATTAACGGTGAAGTTGCCGTGTTAAAAAGAGTTGTGAGCCTTATTACACCTGAGCAAAAGCCGATTGTTGAAGGTACAATTGTAATTCCCTTTTATGAAACTCCGGTTTCAGCAGGCACTGGTTCATGGCTTGGTGATGATATTGTAGCCGAATGGCTTACTGTCCCACGAAATGATCTGACCACTTCGGCTGATTTTGCGTTAAAAATATCAGGTGATAGTATGCAACCGAAGTTTTCAAACGGTGAAACTGTGCTTGTAAAACAAACATCAAGTGTATTCGAAGGTGAAATCGGGGTTTTCGTACTTAACGGTGAATCGTATATTAAAAAATTAGGAAAAAAGGAGCTTGTTTCACTTAATCCAGCCTATAAGCCTATACCTTTACACGGATTTGATGATGTTCGTTGTGTAGGTAAGGTGCTTGGTACACTTAATATGTAAAAATATTCATTTAATTGTATTTTTTTACATAACTCAACTTGTCTGATTTTTTCAACATTAAAAAGGTCAATATGTTAAAAGTATAGATTTCATCGGAATAGGAAGTCACTTCCCTTTAAAATTAAAATACTTCCTATTGTTTAAATGTTTTAATCGTATAGATGAAAGTATATTAAAATCCTATTTATGCCGATTTAAAGCCATTTTAAACGCTTTTAAAAGGTTATTTTTAAAAAATTAAAGCCGAGCAGGTTCACAAATTTTTCGTGAATTGCTCGGCTTTTTTGTTTTCGCACTAAATAAAAAAACAAGCTGTTTTTTCAAAGTGTAATTTCTTTTTACACCTAAAAAACGGCTTGTTTTCTACATTTTCAGATTTTTAACTTTTTTTAACGGCTTTTTACGGTTTTTCCTATTCTCTCCGAAAACTTACAATTGCACTCAAATTCAATTTCATATTCTTCTTTTAAGTAAAGTTTTAAATCGTCAAAAAGAGTTTCAAACGAGGATTCACTTTCAAAATCAGACCCCATATTATCAAACAAGAAATGTCCCCTGTGTTTTATAATATGATGTAACGCAAGATATACAAGTCTTATATCGTGTGGTTGTGAGCTCTTAATCAATTCTTTTCTAAGATGATATATTGTAGGGTAGTCTGTATGGAATTCTTTATCGGTGTAATTACCGTCTGCAAAAACCGCATACGGAACATTTGATGATTTGTCATCAAGATACAGACAACTTTCTTTTAATCTCTGATAAAAAGCATTGTCAACTTTTGAAATTTCCTCATCAAAAAGCATTTGCAGCCATTCAATACGGTTTCTTTTTCTCAAACCTCTTCTTCGTGCCGATCTAAGAATTCTTCTCTCGGCAGCTGAATTACTCTCCTCAAAGAGATCAACACCCCACATAGCATTGCCTTTAAATTTGCAGAGATTGTAATCTGTATCGGCTACTGCATATCCGACAGAATCCGTTCCTATATCAAATCCTGCATAATAATCGTCATTAAAATTCTTCATAAATCTCCTCCTTTTCTATTGACAAAGTATTTATTTTGTAATATTATTAAGATAATCTAATTACCTTATTGGATTTACACTATGAGTTCAAATAAAAATTCATTCTATCCGTTGCTTAGGCAACCATCACAGTGTGTGATTTGAGGATTCGGTTTTCCGAATCCTTTTCTTTTGTCTAATTTTAGCACACGCTGTAGTTATTTTCAATATCTTTAAGTTATTTTATCCTTATTTTTAGTATATTTTATTCAATTGTACAATTTTGGTATACTTTCTATATATTTTGCGTAGTATAACATCTGTCTCTTATACACATCTCCGAGCCCACGAGACCGGAGCCTA